ATCCTACTATTTTCTTGAAGCAGATGACTTCGGCTTTAGCATTTGCTGATTACATAGGATATAGGAACTGGACTAAGTATGGATTAAAAGAGCTAACAAACGGAGTTGCTGGATTTAATTCTACGTGGAAGGAATTGTATGATAATTCAGTTGAGTTACAAAATAGATACGACACCAAAGACTTTACTAAGGTACTTGAATCTTATAGTAAAGAAGACCAAGACATATTATCTGGAAATGTATCAATGAGTAAGTTTATGGACTTTATGATGTACTTGGTTAAGCAAGGTGATAAGGGCGGTGTTATGGGGTCTATTCCAAATTATTCTTACTACAAGGACCAATACAAAAAGAAAAATCCAAAAGCCACAAATCAAGAAGTAATAGACTACGCAGTTAAAAAGGTAGAACAAGAAGTCAAGTCTACGCAGCAAGACCAAGATATTCAAAACAAGGACTTCTATCAAACAGGAAACTGGTATCAAAGGTGGGGGTCTATGTTTCAATCTTCATCTAGAGCTCTTCTCAGAAAAGAAATAATGGCTACTAGAAATCTATACAGAAAATTATCTAAATGGGATAAAGAAGCTGGAACTGGAACTCTTCGCCAAAACATAAGGATGTTTATGACATACCATGTTGTTTTGCCAATGTTCTTTCAATACATAGCATTAGGACTGCCTGGTTTATTGACAGATATGGACGAAGAAGATAAAGAGGCTTTAGGAATGGCAGCTATACTTGGAAACTTAAACTCTCTGTTTGTTATAGGCCAAATATTTAATACGGCCATAGATTACATAAAGAAAAATCCTTGGGCTGGTGACGCAACTGATTTACCAATTTTAGAGCTAGCAAATGGTATTTCTGAAGACATAAGTAGACTAAACGAAGCCAAAAAGGAAGCAACAAAGCAAAAGTATAGAATGAAACTATTAGGTTCTATATTAGATTTAGGAGGTATACCTGGAAGTCAAGCAAATAAGTTATACCAAAACTACAAAGCTTTAACAGAAAATGACTTTAAAACAGCAGATGATTACAAAGATGCTACAGCTAGGTTTTTGGGTTATTCAGACTATCAAATAAAACCACCTAAAAGAAGAGGCAGTAAAAAGATTAAGAGAAAGAAGGTAGTTACTCCTTTTGATTGATTTTAACTACCCTTTTCATGCTTGAAGTGAATATTGCCGTCTTCGTCAATCCAATGTGGTTGTTCGTCGGTGGCAATAGAAGCCTTCTCTTTCTTCATCTGTATTAGACGCATTTTGAATGCCATGGCTTCATCGTAATTCTCAAACTGCTCTACCCATTTTTGGTTGACGTATACACGCCACTCCTTTTTACCGTTGGTATAACCTTCTACTATGTCAATCATAATTTATTCTCCCAATATAAATCTTCGCCTCGGCGATAAAGTTTTGTTTGTTCGTTGTACTTGTCACTTGTAAAGTGATTGTCCTTGTACCTACAATAGTTATTAGGCTGTAATGCAAACTGCCCCGTCTTAAGCTCTACAAGGCTCAGAGGCTTGTGTTCGTGTTGGTATCTACTAAATCCATCGTACCAATCAACGATAATCCCTGTATGGCGCCCTATGCCCGCTCTAGTCTCTACAATTAATCCTTCTAGGTATTCTAGTTGTACAACATCCATGTCTTCACCCATACACTTCCATGGCATCAGCTCCTCGTGATCCAAAGAAAAATCTTTCTCCATAGAAATCGCATGAAGAGGGAGCCCACTCCAATGAGCTCCACTCTCTAATACGACATGACAAAGAAGTAACTGATACGGCCTACCGTAAACGGCGTGCCAAATGGCTGGTGTTGTACCCTCGGGCATATTAGGCCCTAAGTACTTATTGTCTACATTTACGTAGAAATGATATGGTAAGTTTGCGTGTTTACTCAAAATAAATGTGTTAGTCGTGCTACTTGGCCATTGTCTTTACAGTGCAAGAACCCCTCAATGGCTTTAGGGTTGTGCTGATATCCGTTTCTGTGGTGCCATCCGTCAGCCCCAGAAGGCGAACGCAAGCTCTCTACAGTAACACCAATATAATCCTTGGCGTTCTTGTGGTGTACGTGGTGTGTATACACGTATCTGTGTTTGGTATTTGACCAGTCAGCGGATGACTCTTGAGCCATAAGGAGGGGCAAGTCACTATTCTTAGCCCCGTCCCCATGAGTCGTACCAATCAAATTATTACCATACTTGTAATATTTTCTGTGTGCTATAGAGCAGTCAAACGTAACCGCACTGCACGTCTTGAACCATGTCTGTATAACATCCGCCAAAAAGAATCCATTCATGTAGTCGTGGTTTGATGGATTGTAAACGAAATGCACTGGAGCAAAGTGAAGCAGTCGCTGAATGATGTCAACGTACAAACGCTTTGCCTTCAAGAAATTATCGTACCACATGCCATCAGTATCTTGTGGCGTACCGGACGTAGTAGTTCTTTTAGGGCTGTCTACATGAAGTATATCGTTACCCGCAACAAAAAGTATTTGGTCTACTTTAAAGCCGCTTGCTTTCCTAAGTATACCCTCAACCCCTTCACGTACACGCTTCACGGCTATCTCTGAGTCGTAATCCTCTCCGGTCTCAAACGCAGAGCATAACTTTCCAATATGAACGTCAGCAGGATCGATAACGAGTAAATGAGGGTTTTCTTGAGGCGTGTAGTAAATCTTTGGATACTCTGGAACGTGCTGCTCCATCTCCAATATAATCTCATCTCTAAGGTCCTCGTATGTCTTTTTGCCTTCGGTCTTAGCATGTATAGATATATGCTTACCCTTGTACCAGTAGTGCCCTACCTGGCCAACAGGTATACCAAACTCTTCACAATAATCTGCTAAAGCCTTGTGTGGATTATCCTTGTCCCAGTTGTAAATATTTCGTTGAATAGAAGACAGACCATCTTCTAGTTTAAATTCTTCTTTAATTTGCCTAGCTATATCAAGCTTACTAGCATTTGGTTTTTGACTTAAGAGCTCAACGGCTCTATCATAATAAGGTTTCATCGGTATGGTATTCTTTGATTGTATTTAGTATTTCCAGTATCTCATCGCATATGCGAACAACTTCGTCATTATTCTTTTCAATCATCGCCTCATACATATCCGCTATCAAGTCAGCCGCTTGCTCAGACACTCTATTTGTGTATTCTATGTGTTCCAGTATTCCCACGTCAAACAAAAATAGCCCACTGAGTTAACAATGGGCCATTTGTTGATAGATTGTTAATTAAATCTCGCAGTTCCCTCCAGCGCAAGCTAGGTTCTCTTTGAGGGTTGTATTGTCCTCCATCTCGACAATGTCTTTAACGTCAATGTCGTGGATTTTACCAACCAAATCGTCGTACTGCTCTTTGGTTATGGTCTCAAAAGGAGTCTGTACGTAAGTTCCCAAGTCCTCCGGAAGGAAAGACAAACCAGCATAACTGTCTTGATTCTCCCACAACCACTCGCCAACGGTTGACCACTCGTCTTGCTTGATGGTTACAGTAGCAGATACGTTGTGTGTGTTATTACCTTTAACGTGACCTGGCTTTACCCATCTCTCGTGTATATCCTTCACTCGCTCTAGGAACTCAATAGCATTCTCTTCAGAACGCAATACGGAGCCCTCTGGAGCCATTTGAGGGACCGAGATAACCGCTTGGGTGTCTGGCTTGAATACATCGTCCTCAAGAAGCTCTGGATGCCTTACAGATAAGTATGTGTACATAGCCTCGTTCTTGCCTACACGGATACGACGAATGTAGTGCTGATCGTGCCATGCATGAATTCCGCTAGAGGTACCCAATACCAATGAAGACGTACCACTTGGCTTTACGCATGTAATCCGGTATGCTTCATTTATCCCTATCTGCTCAGCTATCAATTGATTTGCCAAATTAGCTACGCTTGCAGCTCTTTTTAGGTCAAGCTTTTGAACCTTGCCGCTAGCAATACCTGTCATACCAATTCCTAACAACGCCTCTTTCTCGGTGGTGTTCTTCCAAACAGAGCGCAAGTAATGGAAGTCGGTGTAAGAAGCTTGAAGCGTTCCGATTACCGCTGCACAATGAGCACGATGGTTTAAATCGTCTTGGTCCTTAACGTCAGACGCATTTATCTCAACCAAATTACAGAACTGGTTTGGACGCAAAGCAATCTCAGCGCAAGGGTTGATTCCACTATCATCATCGTTAGTGAAGAAGATGCCAGGCTCTCCGCTGTTAGAAAGTTCTACCTTCTTCCATAAATCCAAGAACTGATCCTTAGTCACCTCACCACGCTTCATTACTGCGCTATTGTTAGCACGGCCACGCTGTGGGTTAACCTCCCACCAATTACCAAACTTACACGTAAGCATGTCTTGGTCGTCCAAGTCAAACAAACTAATCATAGCCGAGCGACGAATTCCGCCGGATAAAACAGCGTCTGCAATATGACACAAGATGTCATGGCACTCTAAAGACGTTAGCTTTTCTCCATCCTTCTTGGTAGATAGTATAGCCTCAATCTGAGACAAGCAAACCTTCAAAGGTTCTGGACCTGGAGCGACACCACCACTAGTAATTAAGCGCTCACCCTTTGCTCTGATAGAACGGAAGTCAAAACGAGGCTTCCAAGAAATCAAACCAAAGTAAGACTTCATTAGAACCTTGATAGCGTCAGCCCATCCTTCTATAGAGTCACCAACCAAATACTTCTTGGCCTTCTCTTGCTTAGCAATAGCCGGAAGCTTTTCGATGTCTGCGTTACGCACAGAGTAACCCACACCCGTTCCAGACAACAACAAGAACATGGTCTCACTAAAAGCTTTGAAGTGATCGATAGGCAAGTAAGAACAGTTAAACAAACGAACTGGGTTTACTTCGATGGCCTTACCACCAAACTGCAACGAACGCATAGAAGGCAACACCTTCTTATCGTAGACAGCCTCATAAACTTGCTCAATCAATGGCTCCAACTTTGGGAACTTCTCGATGTGCATGTTCTTGTTTCTAGTTACTAACTCCTCCCAAGTCTCTCTTCTGTTCTTCTCGGGGATAAACTTGGAATACTTCATCCAAGTTGTGATGTCTGATAATATTTGTTGTTCTTGTCTCATGTTAAAATTTCTTTCCGTGTTTGTAAGGGCGTAAGCTGTTGTACTTCATTTTCATCTCGATGTGCTTTTCAAGGTCAATCTTTAAACCTCCGCACATATCAAATAGCCTAATGGCTACGTCTGCAATCTCATCTTCAAAGCTAGACTTGACTGCTTTTTCAAATCCATTCTTCCATGCATCCTTCAAGCTGTCATCCCAATTGTTTAAGTCTTCAGCCAACACAGCAGTAGCAAATGGATCGCACCACTTGTCTTTTCTCAATGCTTCTAAAGCCTCAGACAATTCGCTCACTACGAGCATTAACATCTCGGGTACGTTTCTTTCTTCGTCCCAGAATCCTTTTTCTTTTGCGACACCGTGTGCCTTTTCAATCAGTTTTTCCATAATGTACTTCTACGTTTATTCCTAGTTTTTTTAGTTCTTCAATTCTGTACTTCTGTAATGGTGACAGTTTACCATTCGCTCTTTTTACTTCGGAGAAGAGCACTCCTTTTTCGGGATGAATAGCGATAAGATCTGGTATACCATTCTTGTTTGTCTTTATAAGCTTGATGACATAATAACCATCAGCTTCTAACTCTTTTATTCTCTTGGTTTGTACCTTCTGTTCGCTCAGCATGAGCCTACAAAGATAGCAAATCCTTCTTGAAATGTGAGAGGGTATAGTTCTTCTTGTTATTAACAACTTTGTAAATATCCTTCTCGATTCCGCAGTCAGAAAACAACCAGTAAACTTTGTTGTAACCCCTGTCTTTAGTAGTCATTCGGTCCCTTGCTTGCCAATAAGAAGTGGCACTAAAATCAATATTATAGAACACTAAGTACTCCGCATTTCGTAAGGATATACCCTCACGACCACTAACAATTTGTAAGGCTATAACTTGATATCCCTCTTCGTCGAACTTTTTAAGCTCAGTTGTTAGACAATCTCCGAACACTTCCTTTAGTGCGTTTAGCTCTTCGACGAACTTGTAAAATATTCCGATTCTCTTTCCTTTGAACTTTTTCTTGATGAACTCAGCCTTGTATGGACTAATGACCATGGAGTTGCCGGACTCAAACTTGACGGTTCCAGAGTATATCTGATGAAGCTTCTGCATCATCTTGGCTCCCGTATCAGCAAGTATAACCTCTTCCTTTCCCTCTACAACAGAATCTTTCTTAAGTCTTTTTGCTATATCGGTAACTACCGATGGAGCATTTGCTATCAATACTTCCTCGTCAATATGAGACTTAAATCCAGCCTCGTCTTGTGTCCAGGATATCATAAATTCATGCGTAGCTGCCTCTATTCTTTCCTTTAAAGCGTTACTATAATCATTAACCATCATTGATCCTATTCGTCTCTGAGTGACGTGTACGTAATCATGAGCCCACTTATAAAAGTTTTTGTACCGAGCAAAAGGACTGTTGGCTCCTAGAACCCAAAACTGATGGTATAACTGAGCGTAAGACTCTGGTGATGGCGTACCGGACAAGTATATAACTTCTGGAAATCCATTCTTATACAGAATGTTTCTTATCGCTGTAGCCCTACCACTTGGCTTTGGGAATGCACCCATACCATGCGCCTCATCTAGCACAACCAAATCATACTTGTGAACGGAAAACTTGTGAACGCTCTCGTAGTTAATCACATCCATAGCAAACTGACAATCAAATTTCATGTAATCATCTAATATGCTGTCTATCGCTTTCTTCTTTGTGACAAACAATACACTCTTTTTGTTACGGTTCTTTATGGTAGCCAAGGCCGTCAACGTCTTACCCGTACGAACTTGCATAGCTAAATATACAAAGCCGTGCTTGTCAATTACATCACTAGCATCAATAGCTATTTTCTCTTGGTAATCTCTTAATACAATCATTTTTGTTCTATTATAAAATACTTACCCTCAACATCTTTATCGGACTTAGGCTCAATACCAAACTTATATCTAACGTAAGCCGCAAACCAACGATAGAATACACGCTCAGATAGTTTTGTGAAATCCTGATTGTCGTTTATAAACATTCTATGTAAGTCCTTGCCCCTTATCCTTTCATTTACAGTCACCAACTCCTCATTATCTTGATCAGTAATCCAATCAACAAATTCCTCTACTGTTTCCGCTATCAACCTCCTCAAGCCAAGATTGGTGAATGAACTCTTGATAAATCCTTTCTTTAAATAAATCTGCAAACAACTAATCATATAGTTATCAAACCTTAACCACTCATCCTCATCCCAATCAGAGAACAACAACTTTCCAAACTCATCTTCTGGTGTGTAATCCTTACTATAGTAATTAGTGAATTCTACCTCCCACTTTCTTCTCTCAAATGAATTGCCAGTCCCTTTGATGGCGTAATTAGTAGTTATAACAATCTTTGGAGAAGACTCAAATGGTATCTTAAATGCATCCCTATTTTTCTTTTCTACTGTAATACCTTCAGTTACCACACTAAATAATCGCTCAAAATCAAATTTCTTTTTTACGTCATCAAATGTAAGTACTTGCGTATCCGTTGATATAAGTTGATAAGGAAATGATTTCTCAAAACTAAATGACTTACCATCTAGAGTGACTAAGTTCTTCATCTTTCCAATGGCATTAACGAATATACCCTTACCTGTTCCTCCTTGAGGGTTATTAGATATTACCTCATCGTTGATAACAACAGCTGGGCAATACCCCAGGTTCTTAAACCCATGTAAGCAATATCCAATAGTACTCTCCAATGTTCGTGCCCTTGATTCATCACCTTTTGATACATTGAATATAAATTGTTTGTAGTCACATTCTATATCCTCTATAACAGAAAAGTCTCGCTGTATGACTTGCTTCTTCCATACATAACCCCCTAGGTCTATATAATCAACTGTTTCTATACTATCCTTACGTACACATACAGCGCAATTTCTATAATACAAGTAAGCCGTATCCTTAGTGTCGCTAACAAAGTATACATCTACAGGATCAAGCATGTTTAAGAACTCTTCCTTGAAGTATCTTGTTTTGTCCGCAAAGAAATTATATACGTTCAATTCAGCATTCTCTTTGACATAGTTCAAGATAAAATCTTTCATCTCTTCCTCGGATGTATCATCTATGAGGTTATTAACTACCTTAACAAACACATATGACTTACTACCCTCTGGTGAATACTTATAGTATCCGTTATCCTCTAAGAACTCCTTAAACTCGTAATGAAGCAAGTTTATTACCCCCTTCTCAGAAATTGTCCAGAATTTTGGTATGGCTAAGTCCTTCTCTACTTCCGTCAGTACGGCGTCTATAGTCTCGTCGTCGACTCCGGACTCTCTCAAGTCGAGACGCAACTCCTTTTTTGGTATTCCTTCCTTAAACTTATCCCTTACCTCTGTATACTTTTCTACATCTTCAAAGAATTCAATCCCATGCTCTTCAGTTTTATTGTATGCACTATTTACAGTAGAAAGTATCTCTGAAAGAGGAAAACCATCATGCTGAAATTTAAAACATTCATGCATAGCTGTGTCTTTCAATATACCAAAACGATTAAAAGCAGCTGCCAATACATATATGTTATTATTTCTCTCCCCCTCTACGATTCCGTATTTCTTTTCCCACCACAGTAACACTCGACGAATTATCTCATCGGTCTTGGTTAGTCTTATCTTTGGAAGCAATACATCATCTGTACTATACGACTTAACTTCTTGAGCTATCTCTGTCCATATCTCTGAATTTTCATTTATGTGTATTAGCGGATCATACGACTCATAACAAACACGTGATATATTTTTAGATGTTACATCAAAGTAATCACTCGCAAAGTGCTCATTAAGAGAGTTGAAGTAATGCTTGTGGTTCATCGAGTCTTTAGGTATCTTAACAAGAACCTTCAAACCATCTCCAGAAGGAGACACAAAACAAGAATATACGTACTTGTCTGCAATTATTTCGTTTCTAGCAGACATCATATCTTTTCTAGATGGATACCCATCAAAGTCTAAACATATTAATCCGCTGTGATCTATTAGTGAGTTGTCGTTTCTTTTATTGAACGTACCAGAAAAACATATAGCGGGTAGCTTCTGTTTTAGCTTGTTACGTTCCTCCTTATTCTTTTCCTTTCGAATGGCATTTATTACTTCTTTACTCTTACCACTCTTAATTCTTTCTAGGATTACGTCTACATCTCTGTAAAATGGAGTAGAAGTATCCTTAATTGATTGAAATATAGTTACTTGCATTATTTTATTTATTATTTATGACGATATCTGACGATATCTGACGAATTGCTGACGATAAAAACCGCATAAACATTGGGTACTTGACGAATTGACGATATTTTACTCCATGTATGCGTAAAAATATATACACTCTTATACTACGCAAAAGAATAAAGGAAATCATATTTTCGTCATTCGTCATGGTTAAAAAAAGGGGACCGAAGCCCCCTCTCAATGGAATATACAAAAACTAGAAAGGCATTTCGTCTTTTCTTTCCGTAAGATGTACGCTACCTTCTGTTCTGAGGACTTTACCGTTGCCCACGTACACTTTTTGTTGTCTGCTTTCGCGTTCTTCCTTGCTTTGACCAACCCATGCTGCCACGGACTGACCATACTGATTGGTTTCGTCGTTGATACCAACCATGATTTCTACGTACTGCTTTCCGCTCTTTGCGGTGTACACTTTTTCTTCTGACAAGTCTTTTAACTTGCTCAATTCTAAATTTAAACTAACTAAATGTGACATAATTTTTTATAATGTTAAATGGTTTACAAAATTGTTTACGTCTTCTGTTGCATCCGGGCCGAAGTACGTCGCCCATACATTCACGGCTGCTATTGCCTTCTGCTCTCCTCCTTGTAGGAATCTTTGTGAGCATTCAACGACAGCAGTTCTTAGTGTTCCTTTCTCCATGACCAAGAACACAACGGGTACTCCAAACAACTGTTGGTATACATATGCTTGTGAGTCGTAGTTGTATTTCCTAGCAGAATACTTAAAGTCGTCAATCCTTGACGTGGTCTTGAGGTCTATGATTACATCGTCCTTTAACACGTCGGCCTTACCCTTCCAAGGAGCGCCGAAGATTTCTCCAACGGCTGGCTCCTCGTAGGCATTCGTTCCAACATGAATGAGATCGTATAATTCAAAGTTATCCTCTATCTTCTTGGCCATCCGCCGAATCTCTTCAGCTTCCGAATCAAGTAGTATAACCTCGCCTTCAGATTCCTCTTTGTACTTGTTAGTGTTACGACTACTCGCAGATATGGTTCTGAAATTGAAAGCCTTACCAGGCTCAAGGACAAGGGTATGTAAATAACTGCCCTTAACCATTTCTGGAGTTTTTTCTCGTTGAACACCATAGGACTGAGGATTACTAAGCAGAGTACCGATATCAGAATTAGATAGGTATTTCTTGCCATACTCTCCGTAATAATGCTCATCATCTCTTAGTTTGTCAATCATTTTTGATCGTTGATAAACTTGATGACGTCATTACCAAGCGTGTACTTTTTAGCTACCTCCTTCTTAATTTCCTCTACGCCATAACCCATTCCTATCCATTCGATAATCTTAGGTTCTGCCGCCTTCCAAGCCTTGCTCTTCATCGTTAACTTCTGTAGAACAGGTGTGGCTGCTGGCTGTGAAGCAGCGTGTGCGTCGTCGTCATCAATGTTCAAGACTAATAAACTAGTCAAGCTGTAACGACGGGCGTAACTCATGGCTGACCCAATCGCTTGTGGATTGTTAGGGTCTTTCATGACTAGGTCGTGCTCGCACTCTAGGTGCTCTCCAGACTCGCTATGAGTCAATCTCGTAATCAAGACATCCCCCATAGGCGCTTGTGTTACTACAATACCAACCTCCGTAAGGACTGGCATTACGCTGTCCAAAATGTTGGCTAGACTCGCGTACGAGCTTTTGAAATGTGGATTTTTTGAGTCCTTTTTGATCTTCTGGACTTTCTGTTGGAACTCGAACATCGCTTTGTTCAAGTTCGCTGTTTTTTCTGATGTTCTCATTATAGTGTGTAATTAGTTTTTGTAAATACCAGTGGGCTTTTTTGATGTCCTCAAGCCCATTCTTTTCTTCGTATCTCCAAAGATACTTAATAACATTCGCTACGCAAACTGCTTCTATCCCCAACTTATTCACAGTTGCGGCCTCAATAGCGTCGATAGCTTCGACCTTTCCGTTCTTGTAGTGGTTTGGATTGATGTTGTCTTTCATTTCGTTTTATTTTTTTTGTTTGTTTTACCCAACCTTATACCCAAAAACATATAATAAAGTTGGTTTGACCCAACATTGTATGCAATAAAATATAATTAGAAGTTTTCATTTCTCTTTGGTGTTAATAATCTTTAATGATAAAGGGTCTAATATTGGCAATTCCTTCGGTTCCTCGTGGTAATCTTGACGGGCATCAAGTTTAATTCTTGGATAACCGTTCATTAGTGATACAACCTTGCCTCTTTCTCCGACTTTAGGGTCAACGTGAGTGTCTTGGTATGTAACTTCTACCCTATCCCCTACTTTGATTTCGTGTTTCATTTGTTACCTCCGTATGTTTCGTTGTAGTACTCTTCTACTGTGTTTTGATGGGTAGGTATATCTTGACCTCCATCCCAATAGACATCCATAATCTGCTCCTTCTCTTTCTCTTGAAAGGTCATTACCTCTTTAGCTGCCATCATTAAGGCTTCTGCTTGTGATGTGTGGTCTTTCCATTGTGCAGCCAGTTCTTCTAATTTGTCTGCAATCTGTTTTGTTATTGGTGTTTTCATTTCTCTTTTGTTTTAAAGGTTTATCCATTTATATCCAAAACACAATCTCATCATAGTGCGATGAAACCAATTTGGTTTGTAAGTTAGGTTAAATTGAAAATAATGGTCTGTTCCTAATCTATAACCACCTACATAGTTTGGTGTATTGATTGTTGTTAGTGTTTCTGTTTTCATCTCTCTTTGCGGTAATTTCTTTAATTCTTCAATCGCATAATCAATCGCGGTACCTAATTCAATAGGACTTTGCATCTGTGTTTTTGGTGGTACGTTTTGGTCACGTCGCCACTCTTGATGCTTTTCAAGTATTTCAATAATTCTTTCTATTTTCATTTCTCTTTGGTGTTAATAATCTTTAATGATAAAGGGTCTAATATTGGCAATTCCTTCGGTTCCTCGTGGTAATCTTGACGGGCATCAAGTTTAATTCTTGGATAACCGTTCATTAG